TTTTGAATGCATTGGTTAAAGTGTATTGTTGAGTGAAAATAAAAAGAATAATAGTTAGGTTTGGATTCGGACAACAGGCACCAATCACACTGACATCCAACGTATTTTCGGTGGTACTATCAATGTCACTCACATTATTGGTGCTGCCGCCATACATAGTCATAATAACCTTGGGCATTTTAGCAAGAGGAATATCTTGGTATGCCCAATATTTATGTACATCACCATTGGTTAAAAAACCATTTTTATCTAAAGTACCATATAAACCACCGCCGAAAGAAATGACCCCAATCACTTGGGCTACGGACGTATTTGGTGCAGGAAAGCCATAAATAGTCGCGAGTTGTTTGGCAGTGAAATAGGGCGTCACAGTAGTTGCAGGTGAGAGATGAGAGTTAAGATGTCTAAAGTAAGCTTTCTTAACCGGGTTTCTCTCATTTATGGTTAAGCGAATATTATCCATTATATATTAGAATTTTAAAAAAAGTATAATATATATATATTATGTTTAAACCTGTTTTAAAACATTTAGGACTTATGCGCGATGACCGGCCGCTCACCGTTACAAATACGGATTTATATCAAGGTCAAGAATATATTAATTATAATACTCTACTGAGACCCAAGGTCTTTAAACGTCTGCCGTTTCTCCAAGTCTCTTCCATCCCTGGATTATTTTCTATTAGCGAGATGATGCAAAGTCGGGATTCAGTGAACAGGAATGATAGTATTTTGACTAATAATCACCAGATAACAGCGGATATTGTGAAAAATGAAAATGCATTTAATAAATCCTTGTCGGAATACGCGAGTTTACAGAAAAATTTAGAAGACAGCAACCTCTATCATAAAATGGATTCCTCTATAACGACGACTACACTGAATAAATTAACGGCGTTGAATAAACAATTAATCCAACACGCTAACCGCATCAATACGGACATGTCTAAATTAAACGTGACTGATCCGGATTTACGCGACACGATTACCTCGCAACAAACCAATTTAAAAGATTATATTCACACCTTGGGGGAACAACGCACATTAATGGAAACGGTTGATGGCATGGACGAAAATACGACATTGATCCGCACTTCTAACCATTATTATTATTTAATGTGGTTTATTATGTTAGTGACTTTTCTTTCTCTCTTTATGTATATTTTAAGGTCGGATTTGGTGATGAATACCTCGCTGGTGATAATTAGTTTAGTGGTACTTTATCTTTTAGCTAGAAAAACAACCTTTTAAAACAACCTTTTAAAAAAAGGTTGGACCAAAACAGACCGCTGACATAGAATACATACGTGTAATGATATTACGTGTAATGATATTACGTTTAATAAGTATATATGTAATAAGTATATATGTAATAAGTATATATGTAATAAGTATATATGTAATAAGTATATATAGAGTTTAGTATATATACTTATTACATCCATATAGTTATGGATTATAATAAAGGGTTGATTTTTTTATATGTATGTTATGTGGTTCTTTTTTTTAGCGAAGAGAGAAATGATGTATATTATGATTTTATAATAGATTCGCGCATTGAATATGACAAGAGATGCGACTATGATAAACCAACTACTTCAGAAATAAATTATGAAGATGATTTCAATCTCTCTATATACGAATATGAAGACTCTAGTAATTATTTTCAGGCAATAACAAAAGCAATTTTTTGCCTTTTTTAAAGCGACAACGTCGTATAAAACCGATGCTTAATATAGAATACGTACGTATTTGTGTTTTGGTCCAACCTTTTTTTACACCTTTTAATATTTAAAATGCTGATTTGTTTATAAAGTAATAATCATTTATATATTTTAGTAATTTATCTCTTTCTTCATTTGATAAACGTTTTATTTCATTAAAAATAGACATTGCGGTAGGTTTAATGTGTCTAACCTTAGATAAGTGTGATTCGCATGAATTATGCCAAAGTAAATTTTTTTTAACAAATGTTACATAATTACAAATTTCACATTTATAAGGTTCTGGATTTATTTCCATTATATTATTAATAATATAGATAATATAATCGGCATTTTAATTGTTAAAAGGTGTAAAAGGTTGTATTTTGGTCCAACCTTTTTTTAAAAGGTTGTATATATAATGACAACGGAAGTTATCTTTGTGGAGCTTAAATTATACGAAGCCAACTTGGCCAAATTACTCACCACCTATGAATTGGCTCATAAGAATTATCTAGACAGTATGAAGCAAAAAAACTCAGACGCCAGTAAAACATATTTAAGCCAAATGAATGATTTAAACCAAGAAATATTATTATTATTGGCGGAAATTTCTCAAAACATTGTGAAAATAAATAATGATGATAAATACGCCAAATACAAAAATGAAATTGCCACAAAAATGAGCGGGTTGAATACTTTATATAGTAAATTACAGGAAGATGAAACCACCATAAAAGGCTTAATGTTTGACTTTATTGATTTAGACGGAAAAAATTCTACATTTCGTTTACAACACAAAGCAAATATATCCACGATAATGCTATATCTTTTTTTGTTTTGTCTAATTATCTATTTTTTCTTTCGTTTCTCTCTTTCTAGTGAAACAACTTCTTATGAAACGGTCATTCTTATTTTAGCCATACTTTTATTAATCTATATGTTTTGGACGAATATTTCCGGATGGACTGATTGGAGTGTCCGTAAAGCAGGTGGGGCTACAACGTCATATGCGTCAAAATTGTTGAATATCTAAGATTGTTAACATTTTACACAGTATTTTTTTGTTACACTTGTACTTTTTTTTTAAAAAGTATATATAAATGCTAAGTAGTTGGTTACATAATCTATTTTATAATTATGACGAAGAGAGAAATAACGAAAAAATGTTGAAAAAAAAAGTCAAAGAACTCTATAAACCCTGTGTTTTAACACAAGGTCAACGTCTTCACAATAACCAAGCAGCAAAAGTTAGCGCCTTAACGCCAAATTTAAATGCCTTTAACGAGTCTAGTAACACCGCTTATACAAATACTTCCCCTTTTGTAAATACCAACACGTATGCCCTCTATAACCCTACAGATAATTATGCCAATGGCGATCGTTATAGTAATGCGAATACTTATGCTACGAAAAATACCTATACTGCTGACAAAACGTATGCTATGTCTAGCGGCAACCAGTGCATAGAAGGTTTTGGTGACATCCAAACGGGAGCCAAAAACAGTTCCACGTGGCAGGATACCAGTAATTTAAGTACGGATTATGCGCAAAAAATTTCCCGTTATGAGACCGAATATCCGAGTTTATTAGCGCACGGCCGATTATATGCTCAGGGCACCGATCGGACTAAAAACTACAAGGCAGATACACTGAGTTTGAACAAGGATATTAATATCAAGTATAATATTACCGCGGATAAAGAAGGTTGTTATAAAAATGCCCCAGGGGCGGAATTAGTCTATCAAGCCGATATGACTGATGTTACTCTAGACACTTGTAAAAAACGTACGTCGGACTTGGCGTTCACCGGTTTTTCCATTAAGAAAAAAGGAGACGGCCAATTGGGCTGTTATTTAACCCACGATGTCCCAGGTAATAAAGCCGCCGGTATCGCAACTAAACCTATAACCTCCTTGGCGTTTAAAGCCGATAAATCCGCCACTATGGGGGCCTTACTCATGAATGGTCAATTGGGTATTTTCCAAGACAAGACGCCGCTGGGCACCGATTTATCCGCTATACCAGGTTGCCCCGCAGACATTACTAACATACTTATAAATCCTGATACTATTGTGGCCACCTGGGGCGGCAATTGCCCGACGAATTAAATATGTATATTGTTATAGTATATATATAAAATGAATTTAAAAATAAATTGATTTATAACATAAGCTAAATGTTAGAAGAAACTCCCCACCAAGATACACATACAATGGCTCACGCAAATACAATGGCTCACGCAAATACAATGGCTCACGCAAATACAATGGCTCACGCAAATACAATGGCTCACGCAAATACAATGGCTCATGGCGAAATCAACCCGAATGAATATATTGAAGAACCCTGGGATATTATCGGTTCCTATTTCAAGGGCAAACATTTGCGCCAACTGGTCAAACACCAAATTGAATCGTTTAATTTGTTTGTCAGTCAGCAAATACCCCAAACAATAGATATGTTTAATCCTGTTCCTATCCGGTCTGAACAGGATTATGTAAAAGATGTTGACAAATACATATTAGAAATGTTCATTATGTTTGAGAATTTCAAACTGTATAGTCCAGAAGCACACGAAAATAACGGCTCCACTAGCACAATGTTTCCAAAGGTTGCCCGCGAACGCAATTTCAGTTATTCAGGCAATATGACCATTGATATTAAAATCAAATATATTGTCCGCCGCGGTAAAATGCTGGAATTGGAAGAAACCTTTTACAAAGTGTTCCCGAATATTACCATTGGTAAATTGCCCATCATGTTGAAATCATCCGTGTGTATCTTGGAACATTATAAACATATTCCGCACACGGTGACAGGCGAATGTAAGATGGACTCGGGGGGCTACTTTATTATCAATGGTTCCGAGAAAACCTGCATAGGTCAAGAGCGCGCGGCAGAAAATCGGGTCCAGTGCTTTAATGTCGCCAAGAATAACAACAAATGGAGTTGGCTAGCGGAGATTAAATCCGTCCCGGATTTTAAATGTATTTCGCCGAAACAAATCTCCCTAATGATGGCGTCTAAAAATAATGGGTTTGGTCACGCGATCTCCATTCAAATTCCCCGTGTGAAAAATCCCATTCCACTCTTTATCATTTTCCGGGCCTTGGGGATTGTTAGTGACAAAGAAATTTGCCAAACCATTGTCTTGGATACGACAAGCAAAAATAATGAGTCATTGATGGCCTCACTCCAAGGGTCTATTGTAGAAGCCAATAAAGTCTTAACCCAAGAAAACGCCATTAAACACCTGGTCGCGAATGTGATGTATACACCGATTAATATGGACAAAGAAACTGGCATTCAGAAAAAGCACGAATTCGCATTAGATGTCTTGGAAAGCGACATCTTTCCTCATTGTCGGACCAAATCCCAGAAGATTCACTTCCTCGGCTATATGACAAACCGTTTACTCCGGTGTTCACTGGGACTAGAAATCCCGGATGACCGTGATTCGTATATGAATAAGCGCGTAGATACGACGGGCATTCTCTTGAATAATCTTTTTCGCAATTATTTCAATAAAATGGTGAAAGACATGCAAAAACAAATTATCCGCGAAATCAATACGGGTTCATGGCGGTCTACGGAAGACTACAATTCTATTATTAATATGACAAATATTTATAAGATTGTTAAATCCACCACGATTGAAAACGGCATAAAACGCGCGCTCTCTACGGGGGACTTTGGTGTAAAACAAATCAACAGTAATAAAGTCGGTGTCGCCCAGGTTTTGAATCGGTTAACGTATATTTCCAGTCTAAGTCATTTGCGGCGAATCAATACGCCGATTGATAAAAGCGGCAAACTTATTCCCCCACGTAAACTCCATCCGACCTCTTGGGGCTTTTTGTGTCCAGCGGAAACACCTGAAGGAGGTAGTGTGGGCGTGGTGAAGAATTTAAGCTACATGACTCACGTGACCACGTCTAGTAACAGCGATGCTTTATATGAGTACGTAGAACCGTATTTGTTGCCCTTGGAAGAGTTGTTAAAGAGTCCGACCGTCACTGACATCAGTACCTTGGTGAAACTTTATATCAACGGTGCGTGGTTGGGCAATGTGCGAGACCCGGTGCAAGTGTATGAGATGTTAAAGACCCGCAAAAGCAAAGGGATTATTAATATTTATACCTCCATTACTTTTGATGTGCGCCGCAAAGAAATTCGCATCTGTAATGACGCCGGTCGGCTAATGCGGCCCCTCCTCCGGGTACGGCAAAATAAACTGGTTGTGACGCCGGCGATTATTGCCCGCATTCGGGAGCAAAAACTGAATTGGGATGACTTGCTCACCGATTGTAAATTAGACGAAGCCATTATTGAATACGTGGATGCGGCAGAGCAGAATTACAGTATGATTGCGATGACACCGACGGATTTAGTCGTAAGTAAAGATGAATTCGTCTACAAATATACGCACTGTGAAATTCATCCCAGTACCTTGTTTGGGATCCTCGCCTCTTGTATTCCTTTCCCAGAACATAATCAATCGCCCAGAAACACTTATCAATGCGCCATGGGGAAACAAGCCATGGGGATGTATGTGACGAATTACGATACGCGGATGGATAAAACCGCGTATGTTCTTACGTATCCCATGCGGCCACTCGTAGAAACTCGCATTATGAATATGATTGAACTAAATCAGATTCCGTCGGGGTGTCAAGTGATTGTGGCGATTATGACGCACTCGGGGTATAACCAAGAAGACAGTATTCTCTTTAACAAGGGGGCGATTGACCGCGGGTTATTCCAGGCGACGATTTATCACACGGAGAAAGACGAAGATAAAAAAGTGAACGGCGATGAAGAAATTCGGTGCAAACCCGACAAGATGAAGACCAAGGGCATGCGGTTTGGCAATTATAATAAAGTTAATGAAAACGGGGTCATTCCAGAAAATACCCTCGTAGAAAATCGCGATATTATTATCGCCAAGGTCGTGCCGATTAAAGACGCCCGCAATGACCACACGAAAGTGATTAAATACGAAGACCAGAGTAAAATCCACCGAACGACGGAAGAGACTTATATAGATAAGAATTATATTAATCGGAACGGGGATGGGTACAACTTTTGTAAAGTCCGACTGCGGACCATTCGCAAGCCGATTATTGGGGATAAATTCAGTTCGCGGCACGGGCAAAAAGGGACGATTGGGAATATCATCCCGGAATGTGATATGCCGTGTACTGCCGATGGGGTGAAACCGGATTTGATTATCAATCCACACGCGATACCTTCCCGTATGACGATTGCGCAATTAAAAGAAACGGTCTTGGGTAAAACCCTCTTGCAATTGGGACTCTTTGGGGATGGTACAAGTTTCGGGAAATTTGATGTGAAAGATATTTGCAGCGAGTTGCAGAAAGTCGGCTATGAATCCAATGGAAATGAAATTCTGTATAATGGATTAACTGGCGAACAAATTGAAACATCCGTCTTTCTCGGGCCGGTATTTTATCAGCGATTGAAACACATGGTCTCGGATAAGCAACACAGTCGCAGTATTGGGCCGATGGTGAACCTGACGCGTCAGCCGGCCGAAGGACGGTCCAAAGATGGCGGCTTACGCTTTGGGGAAATGGAGCGCGATTGCATGTGTTCGCACGGGGCATCCCGGTTTACGAAAGGGCGGATCTACGACGCATCAGATGCCTTTAGTGTTCATGTCTGTAAGAAATGTGGAATGATTGCTTCTTATAATGATGAGAAACATATCCACTTGTGTAAGATGTGTGAGAACCGGACGGACTTTGATTATGTGGAATTACCATACGCGTGTAAATTGATGTTTCAAGAACTGATGACGATGAATATCGCGCCGAGGATTATGACGTAGTTAACCACCTTTTAGCCACCTTTTAAAAAAAAGGTGGGGCCAAAACACACCTTTTAAAAAAAGGTGTAACCAAAAATTACAAAAAAATTACAATAAAATTACAAAAAAATTACAATAAAATTACAATAAAATTACAAAAAAATTACAATAAAATTACAATAAAATTACAATAAAATTACAATAAAATTACAATAAAATTACAATAAAATTACAATAAAATTACAATAAAATTACAATAAAATTACAATAAAATTACA